ATGCCAACGGCAACTTCTACACGGATCAAGAACTAACTGATTACATCAATGATGCGCGTAATCGTTTGGTGCGCGATACTGGATGCTTGCGCACGCTACAGACAAGCGCCACTGTAACTAATCAAGAAACCTATGCGTTTTCGTCGTTGCCGCAGGGCACCCAGACGATGGATATTATCAACATTAATTTGTACTGGGGTAATTCTCGCCTGCCGCTGTTGTACCGGCCTTGGACCGACTTCAACGCGCAACTGAGGTATTGGCAGAATTATACTGGGCGCCCGGTGGCTTTTAGCATGTATGGGCCGCAGCTTATTTACCTGGGTCCGGTGCCCGATCAGGTTTACACGATGGAATTGGATACGGTCATTGAGCCGTTGCCGCTGGTTGCGGCTTCTGACCCTGACACGATCCCTGACATTTGGACTCAGCCTGTGGCGTATTACGCCTCGCACACCGCCAAGTTTAAGGAGCAATCCTATGGCGAGAGCGAAATCTTCAAGCAACAGTATGTGAAAAACGTGCAGGCGTTGCTTGTCGGTACTTATACCCGTAGGTTGCCCACGGCTTACTCGCAGGCGTACTAGCCATGGCCGCAGCCGAGCAACAGAAAAAATATCATGTCACCAAGTCCTTCAAAGGGTTGAACACGAAGGCCAACCGCACTTCTATTGACCCTGATGAGTTTGCTTGGATTGAAAACGCGCAGCCCATTGGCGCCGGCAACATCAAAATCACGCCAGCACAGGTAACTGTTACTAACAGTGGCAATAACACTGTAGCGTTTGCTAATACCGTTTCGACGTTTGAAAGCGTAAACATCAACAATAACGATTATTTGTTGGCGTTTGAGTCAAATGGTGCGGCCCAGGCTTTCAACATTACGACAAGCACTTTATCGAACATTGGCGCGGCGGGTACGTTTAGTAACTCAGGTGTGCAAATTACTCAGTGGAAAGACGAGCGTGCCATGATTATTGACCCTGCGAAGGGTCTTTACACATGGGACGGCACTAGCCTCATTACCATCGGCTCTGTTGGCACGATTGCGGTTACAAATGGTGGTACTGGTTACACGTCGGCGCCGGCAGTTAGCATTAGCGCCCCGAATGAAGCTAATGGTGTTCAGGCAACGGCTGTGGCGTTTGTGACGGCTAATGCGGTTAGTGGTATTAGCATTACGGAGGCGGGTACTGGTTACACCTCTGCCCCTACTGTTACGCTGACCGGCGGTGGCGGCTCAAATGCGGCTGCGATTGCCTCCTACACAACCTTCAAAACCGGCACTGTTTCGGTAACGGTGCTCAACGGTGGCACGGGTTACACCAATGCGGCGAACATCACGGTTTCGTTTAGCGGTGGCGGCGGGACTAACGCGGCAGCTACGGCGGTTACTTCGGGCAATATCATCACTCAGATCGTGATGACCAACCCCGGCGACGGGTACACTTCGGCTCCGACGGTCACGATTACCGGAGGCGGCGGTTCCAACGCTATTGTGCGTGCCAATGTGGTGACGCAGCCTAATGTGGATGTTGAAACCTTCAGCGGGCGTGTTTGGGTGGCGCAGGGGCGGAACGTGTATTTTTCCGCTGCTAATAGCTATTCGGATTTCACGTCTATTAGCGCCGGCTCGCTGACGCTGACTGACGCAACATTACACAATAATATCAGGGCTTTGCTGTCGGCTAATAACTTCCTCTACATCTTCGGCGACGACAGCATTAACGTGTTTAGTGACGTGCGTGTAACCAATACTGGCACGACTTTGTTCACCAATACCAACATTAGTGCGTCGGTTGGCAGCAACAAAATTGACAGCATCTTCCCATTTTTCCGGTCAGTGCTGTTTATGAACGACTATGGGATGTATGCTCTGGTTGGTTCGACCACGACCAAGTTATCGGACGCTTTGGATGGCATTTTCAGCAGCATCGACTTTACGCAGCCGATTACGGCGGGTCAGGTGTTGCTTAACAACATTTTGTGTGCGGCTTTTAACTTCTATTACAATGACCCGACGGTTGGTTTGCGGCCAATTCAAGCGGTGTTCTTTGACCGGAAATGGTTTATCACGAGTCAGGGGACTGTAAAGCGGGTAAGCAGTATTCCGGTGGCGGGTGTTACACGGCTCTATGGCACCGACGGGACAAGTTTGGAGCGTCTTTACGCAAATCCGTTGGCTGGCGTGCCGATGACTATTAAAACGGCGCTGTGGCCTATGGGCGACCCGATTCGGGACAAGCAGGCGCTAAAGTTTGGGGTAGAAGCCATTATTAGTCAGGGTGGCGGTATTACTGCTACGGTTGATAGTGAGGTCGGCAGCAGCCCCAGTTACAACTTGGCCGATAACCAAGTTATTTGGACCAACATTTTTGGCAATACTGTTGGTTGGACCAATAACGCCAGCGCCACAATTGGCTGGATTAACTCTGGTTATCAGTTGTATAAAAGTGATGCCCAGCAATGGGGTAAATATCTTGGTTTAACCTTGAGTTCCAATTCGGCGGGCATTGTGGTGAGCACGCTTGAAATGGAGCACGAACTCAGAGCGAGGTTCTGATGCCTGTACCCAATACGTTTGCGAATGCGACGACCTCGATTCCGCTTTCGCAGTTGGACACCAACTTTGCTACGGCGATTACGCTGGGCAATACGGCCATTCAGCTTGGGAACACGGTAAGTACGCTCAACAATATGACGTTGGCGAACGTGACAATCAGCAGTGGCACGGTATCTGTTGCCAATGCGACGGTCACGGGCAACGTGACAATGAGCGGCGGCAACCTTTCGTTCACCAGTACGGGGCAGCGCATTACGGGTGACTTTAGTAATGCGACTGCCGCTAATCGTGTGGCGTTTCAGAGCAGTACAACAAACGGGAATACGCTTATTGGCGCAATTCCAAATGGAACAGGCCTCAACGCTGATTTTAGGTCTTTCAATAACTCCGACACAACAAACGCGGCATTTTTCCAGCTAGGGATTGCAAACTCTGGAACAGAGGCACGACTTAACTCTGGAATCACAGGCACAGGCACTTACCTCCCCATGACCTTCGTCACCGGAGGCAGTGAGCGTATGCGCCTGGATACGTCTGGCAACGTGGGGATTGGGACGAGTTCGCCGGGGAATGCAAAACTAAACACACAAGGTTTTGGCTCTTATCGTGGTAACGCATACACGATTGCTTCTTTCGCGGCCAATTCAACACTTGCACCACTTAATATCGTTCAAGCTACAGACGGAACCATTCCCGGTATTTCTGCGGGGCAGAATAGTTCTGCGGTGTTTAGCTCGTTAGGTTTTTACACAAGTGAAGCCGAACGCATGCGCATCGACAGCAGCGGCAATGTGGGGATTGGGACGAGTTCGCCAAGCGCTTTGGCAAAACTTGCCGTAGCAGGCGCTGATGACGCTAATTTATTTGGTTTATCATCTACAACAGGTGTCTTACGCGCAAGGGCGTATGACACGGCGACGACAGGCGCGGTGGTTGAAGCAACAAATGCCGCCCAAAGTGCTTACGCAAATCTGTTCCTAAATGGCCTGAATTTGCTGCTTGGTACTGGCGGTGTGGAACGCCTCCGCATCGACACCAGCGGCAACGTGGGGATTGGGACGAGTTCGCCCCTTCGTGTCCTTCACGTTGTTAGTAACGCTGCGGAAACGCAGTTGTTGCTAAGGGAGAGCGACTCATCGGGGCCGCAGTTACTTATGGGGGCTGATTCCGCAGTCAGTGGATCAATTATCAACGCGTCTTCTGTCTCTGGCTCAAACAACAATTTGCTTTTGCAAACAGGAGGCACCGAACGCGCGCGCATCGACAGCAGCGGCAACTTCTTTGTTGGTCGCACCGCCGTAACCAACTTTAACAGCGAGTCTGGCCTGTGGCTGTCGCCAGTTCAAGGTATCAGCATCGGCAAGAACTCCTCTGCCAACTTGGGCGCCTGTCTTTACATGAACAGGATGGCCGCTGTTGGAGACGGCACTCTTGTCGAGTTTGCTGAGAGCAATGTCGTTGAAGGCACCATTTCGGTTGCTGGCACGACTGTTTCGTACAACGGCGGTCACTTGTCCCGCTGGTCGCAGCTTCCGACGAAGCAGCGTGATCCGGCCCTCCTCAAGGGGACCGTGCTGTCGAACCTTGACGAGATGTGCGTGTGGCTCGACGCCGAAGGCAACCCGCTGCCGAACGAGCAGTTGAACCGCATGAAGGTGTCGGATGTCGAGGGCGACCCCAACGTGGCGGGCGTATTTGTCAACTGGGACAACGACGATGCGGCGAACCCCTACGACATGAACATTGCAATGACGGGCGACATGATTATCCGCATTGCTCAAGGTGTCGTGGTGCAGAAGGGCGACCTGTTGATGTCTGCTGGTGACGGCACAGCTAAGCCGCAAGGCGATGACATTCGGCGCTCTAAGACTGTGGCCAAGGTCACATCGAACCATGTCACATGCACTTACCCTGACGGTTCTTACTGCGTGCCGTGCGTTTTAATGGCTTGCTAAGAGGGAAACAATGAAACTCGAACTCACTATCAACGATGTCAACATGATCCTGCAAGCGTTGGGCAATGCGCCATACGCACAGGTCTTTGAACTTGTAGAGAAAATCCGCACCCAGGCGCAGGCACAGGTGCAAACCACGGAGCAACAAAATGGCTAATACCTACACCTGGGTCATTGAGGCGATGGATTGCGTGCCTCAAGAAGACGGCGAGACCGATGTGGTTATCACTGTGCACTGGCGCCAGAACGCCACCGATGGCACATACAACGCCACCGTGTACGGCACTGTTGGCTTGACCTACGATCCCGACTCGCCATTCACCCAGTATGCTGACTTGACGCAGAATCAAGTAATTGGCTGGGTGCAGGGTGCGCTTGGTTTCGATCAGTGCGCTCAACTGGCCGCGAACCTTGATCAGCAGATTGCAAATCAGGTGAACCCGCCTGTGGTGACGCCGCCGCTGCCTTGGGTTGCTTGATTTTTTTGGGGGATCGCATGGCGATGGAAATTGATCCGCGAGATTTCGGGCGACTAGAAGCTGAAGTTCAGCAGTTGCAAGATAAGGTTGCGGAAATCCATAACGACATGAAAGCCGTGCGTTCAGTTTTGGATGCGGCGGGTGGGAGTTGGCGCACTCTGGTTGGTGTTGCAACGGCATCCAGCGCCATAACGGCGTTTTTGGTAAAACTCATGCCATCGTTTGCTTGGAGATAACCATGGGTATCAACGCCTTCACTAAGATGGGTAATACGGTGGCGTTTACTGCCTCCACAACTGCGCCCACTCCGGTGCAGGCGTTATCCACCAGCCTTGGTGGCAACCAGTACCGGATCATTAACGCCGGCACAGTCACGGTGTTCTTGGGCTATGGGTCAACGTCAGCGGATGCGAGCAACAATGCCGTGGTGGTTTCCTCGTCCCAGGCGGCTTTTCCCTTGCTCCCCGGCACTGACGAAATCCTTACCTTTGTGCCCAACGCTTACTTCACGGGCATTACGTCCAGCG